CGTCGTAGCTGCCGTTATCAAGGGACTAAATTTCCTAATTCAGGGAGCCGTTCAAGGAATCAACGCGTTAATCGGGATCTATAACTCCGTGCCATTCTTGCCTAACGTTTCTAAAGTAAGCGCGCCTAGTATTAGCGTTCCTACGGTTTCCGTTCCCGACATGGGCGGAAGTGCTTCGGTTCCTACTATCTCGGTTCCGGACTTGAGTGGAGGCGGCTCAACTTCTGGAGGTTCTGGCGTATCTAGTGCTGCCGCAGGTGCGGCTTCTATGGATATCGGATCCTTCGGAGTCTCAGGCTACGCACAAGCAATCGCCGGACAAGAAGCACCGTTTGGCGTTTCAGGATACGCGCAAGCGATGAATCGCAATGTAACAATTAACGTCAATGCTCCATCGGTAATTGACGAAGAAGGATTCTCAAGAGCCGTAGCCTCCGCCATGAATAACGGTTATTACCGAGGCACGGGCGGAGCAACTAATCTCGTCGGTGTCTCGTGACACAATGGAGTCCAGTCTGGAAAATAGAGATAAATGGCGTCAGTTATACGACGGTCACTCTTGCGAATCTTTCAATTACTTCTGGACGCTCGAACATCTATACGCAAGCGCAAGCCGGCTATGCGACAATAAATCTAATCAACTTTACCGGATCGGCAATAGTTCCGACAATTAACGACACGCTGGCAATCTCGGTCAAAGACACCTCAGCAGTTTATGTCCCAATATTCGGTGGATCTATTGTGGACGTCGGTGTAACCGTCTCTCAAGTCGGTTCCGTAGGAATAGCGCAGACGATAACCATCACGGCTCTAGGAGCCCTTGCAAGGCTTCAAAAGGCACTCACTAACGGCGTTCTACATCAGGACTTTGATGGCGATCAAATTGAAACAATTCTTCGTCAAGTCCTATTCGCTCAATGGCAGCAGGTTCCTGCAGCTCTTACGTGGGCGACTTATGATCCGACTGTGACATGGGCAAACGCGGAAAATACCGGACTCGGCGAAATAGATACTCCAGGAAACTACGAACTCGCGCAACGCGCTTCGAATCGTACCGACGTTTATTCTCTCGTTTCAGCACTTGCAACTTCTGGACTCGGTTATCTTTACGAAGACGCGCAAGGTCTTATTTCATACGCCGACTCAACTCATCGCACAACTTACCTCAGCACTTACGGATACACCGATTTAGACGCCAATCAAGCACTCGGTCAAGGAATCAAAATCCAGACACGCGCTGGAGATATACGAAACGACTTGACGATTAAATATGGCACTCTTTCGGCTAATGAAGTCAGCGACACGGATCAAACGTCAATCGGACTCTACGGAGATCTTGCACAAATCATCACAACAACAATCAAGCATTCGGCAGACGCAACATCGCAAGCCGCATTCTATCTATCTCTTCGTGCTTATCCGCAGCCGATATTCGAATCCATAACTTTTGCTCTTACAAATCCCGAATTAGATAATTCCGATCGTGACGCTCTTATTAACGCATTCATGGGGCAACCAATCAACCTTACAAATCTTCCGCTTAATATGTCCTCCGGCACGTTTCAAGGTTTCATTGAAGGCTGGAGATTTTCAGCCTCTTACAACGAACTCGCTATCACTCTTCTACTCTCACCGCTTGCGTTTTCGCTTCAAGCGATGAGATGGAATGACGTTCCAATCGTTGAAACGTGGTCGAGCGTGTCGCCGACACTTACATGGGAATACGCGACAATCGTCGCTTAGAAAAGGAGATAAATAAATGGCTAATCCAACAACGAACTTCGGCTGGGTCATGCCGACGGCTACGGATCTCGTCACCGATTTACCGGCAGACTTCAACGTGTTCGGTCAAGCCGTCGATACTTCAATGGCTCAACTCAAGGGCGGAACGACTGGACAGATTCTTTCAAAGACTTCCGCGACTGACATGGCGTTCACTTGGATCACCAATGACGTCGGAGATATTACGGAAGTCGCAGCCGGTACAGGAATTTCAGGCGGTGGCACTTCTGGATCCGTAACCGTAACTAACTCAATGGCGACGGCTATTACAACCGCCGGAGACGTTATACAAGGAACTGGATCCGGAACGTTCGCTCGTCTTGGAATAGGAACCGCAGGGCAGGTACTTACAGTAAATTCAGGTGCAACTGCTCTTCAATACTCAACTCCTGCAACAGGAGGTGGATTAACTTTATTATCGACGACAACTTTTAACAATACGGTTTCCAATTACACTGTTTCATCAATTTCTGGCAGTTACAAACATCTTTTGATTGTCGGATCAGGTTTACAAACTGCTAACGCAGCCGTTCAACCTATCACCTTTCAATTTAACGGTGACACGGGCGCGAATTACAATGATTCAGGCATAAGAAACAACGCTGGAACTATTCAATCTTATTCTGATATTTTAGCGACTACTTATCAAACTGGGCTGGTATTGGCAAATACCACAGATACATCACCGCGATTCGGAAATTTCCAACTCACAATTTACAATTATGCGAGCACCTCTTTATACAAGGTCATCAATTCACAAGGTGGCTGTCAGGCTTCTGGCAGCGTTTATACACAGACTAATTCAGGCAACTGGAATAATAATACTTCGGCAATTACTTCTATAAAAATGATTGAAGGCGTTGCAAGTAATCTCAAAGCTGGAACTATTCAAATCTACGGAGTGAACTAATGGCTAAAACAATCGACGTTAATGCATCAACTGGCGAAGAAATCTTGCGAGATATGACTCCAGAAGAGATAGCCAATATCGACGCTATAAAGAAAAAAAATTTAGATAAAGTAGCAGCGGAAAAGAAACATGAAGAAACGAAATTATCCGCACTTTCTAAACTTGCAGCACTTGGACTCACACCGGAGGAAATAAGTGCCATATCCTAACGGCACTCTTCATCGTGTTATCGAAATCGCTCTGGGCGAAGTCGGAACCGTTGAAGAAGGAGACAACCTGACAAAGTACGGAAAAGCCTTTGGCGTCGATGGTTTGCCGTGGTGCGGTTCATTTTGTAATTGGGTCTATAAAGAAGCCGGAGTCAAAATTCCGTCGGTTATCTCAACGGCAGCAGGGGCTCACGCATTTAAGAATCTTGCTAAGTTTAGAGAAACGCCCGAAGTCGGAGATCTTGCATTTATGGACTTTCCGCACGATGGCGTGGATCGTATTTCGCACATCGGAATTGTGGTCAAAGTTTCGTCGGATTCGATTACTACAATCGAAGGAAATACGTCAGGGACAGGCGATCAACGCAACGGCGGAATGGTAATGATTAAGACTCGCGCACTCGGTACAGGGTCACCGGTTGTCGGTTTCGGTCGTTGCCGTTTCGCAGAATTCGATGGTGATCTTCCGGTCATCGTTGAAGAAGTAAAAACACCTATAAAGAAAAAAATAGGAAGGCTAAAAAAATGAAAGAAGCAAAAGCACTTGGAGCCTCTTGGGCTCGTTCTTTTCTAGCTGCGGCAGTCGCACTAATCGCCATTGGTGAGACAGATCCAAAAGCAATCTTTACCGCAGGAATGGCGGCAGTAATTCCCGTCATTCTTCGATATCTCAATCCTAAAGACGTCGCCTTCGGTGTCTCTGGAAAGTGATTCGGTTCGCACGGGCGGCAACGCTTCTCATAGGGCTATGCGTTGCGTTGTCGTCTTGCGGTTATCAAGGATCCATACGTTATGAATGTCAAGAATTTCAAAATTGGGAAAAGCCGGAATGCACACCGCCAGAATGCAAAGTCGCTGGCGTCTGCTCTAAGGATCTCGTGGGAGAGAAAATCTATGAATCGCAGCCGTAAATTATTATCTCCCGAAGATATACACGCGCGCCTTATTCTTGCCATCGGCTTATCTCTGGCAACGGTATTCGTAATTACTACAGTCGGCATTACTTACGCGCTTATATTCGTGACGCAACCGGTGGTCAATCAAGCACCTAACGACGCGGCGTTTATTGACGTTCTCAAAATGATAGTGACATTCTTAGCCGGATCTCTCGGTGGCGTACTAGCCGGTAACGGGCTCAAATCTAAAGCGAAGCCGATAGACACGCCGATGGATACGCCTAAAGGTTGAAAATGTCGGCTCTCGATGAGACTCTTTTCTCGGGAGCAACGACAAGGCTCCCACGGGAGCATAAAAATGTACGAAGAAATAGGTTATTGGTTAAGTCTGGCAATCCTTGGAATTCTTGGAATTTTATGGGGCTACTCAAGAGGCTGGAAAGATGGACATTCCGAGGGCTACGTTCGCGGACGTGCTATCGCAAGCGCATTCAAGGAGATTAAGAAATGAGTAATTTCCTAGAAGGATACGAGGACGTAAATGCTCGAATTACAAGAATTCACGCCGAATTCCCGTCATGTCGAATCATTACGCATATCGAAGATATCGACGTCGTTAAAGGTTACGTACTTGTCAAGGCAGAATTCTTCAAAGAGTTCGAGGATCACGTTCCATCATTCACAGATTACGCGCTGGAAATGCGGTCAGATCGTGGAGTCAATCTCCACTTCTGGGTCGAAAATGGAATCACTTCGGCAATCGGACGAGTCATTGGATTAGCCTCACCTTCTAAGGATCCGAAAACTGCCGCACGTCCAACACGTCAAGACATGGAAAAGGTTGAACGTCTCTCAACTTCCGACGTTTCAGAATTGAAGAAAAGCGACGCTTGGACTTCCATACCTTCTTGGGATACAAAGGAAGCAGCCGAATCTGCTGGAATGCCAACACTAGGAACGGCAATCGACACGATTAAAGACTCACTCGGAGGAGCAATCGTTGCAGATCCGACTCAATGCAAGCACGGAGAGCGTACGTTCCGATCCGGAATATCTAAGAAAACCGATAAGCCTTACGGAGGCTGGTATTGCCCTAACGGAATCGTTTCGCACCAGTGCGAGGTCGTCTGGGGCGTTCTAGACGCCGACGGTAAATGGCAGGTCAAGAAATGAGCGAATTCGTAGAGATAATAAATCCGCGCACCATGACGGCGAAACTCTTACTCGACGGACAAGTTACTGCCGAGTACAAAGTGGAACAATGCGATTCGTGCAAGTTATTACTTAAATTCGATTCTGCCGGTTATCAAGTTGCAGATCTTGAAAAAGTAATGTGGCTATGTGGATCATGCCGTCCTACGAATTAAGGTATTCAGTTGCATTCGCCGATGAAATGTATATTCATCAAGCTGCGACCGATAAAATCCTTCAAGGATCCGGAATCATGGGAACTCAGCCTAGATACAATCTGGCTCTAAACACGCACGAGCAGGTCAGCGAATTAGCCGAATCTATAACGGCGGAGTTAATCGTGGCACGTTACTTTGGGCTCGATTATGACGCACGGCAAAATAACGGAAAACATCATGCCGACGTGGGGCAACGCTTAGAAATCAAGTGGACAAAATACGAATCCGGACACTTAATTATCTATCCCAATGACAGAGATAGTGACGTCGCGGTGATGGTCGTCGGTAAGAGTCCGAGTTATCGCATAGCCGGCTGGATACCGGTTCAATTCGCTAAACGCGCTAAATATAAACATCGCTCACAGGATTCATGGTGGATCGAGCAACACAATCTTTTTCCAATCGAGGATCTAGTAAGGAGCGAACATGGACGTTCACTTATCTAGTTGTCGGATCTGTAAGAAGGTCACAATGCAACGCGAGCGAATAGTCACGGACAAACTTCCGCCTAATGTGAAGGTGCTGGAATGTCTAAAATGTGGAGTCATGGGCGTTGTGTTACTGGAGAGTAACTTGTGAGAATCCTCAATTTATATGCCGGTATAGGCGGAAATCGTAAATTATGGACAGACCATGACATAACTGCGGTTGAATTAGATCCGGCAATAGCGGCCATCTATTCAGATCTATTTCCTCAAGATAAAGTCATAGTGGCAGACGCTCACGAATACCTTTTAAATCATTTTATGAATTATGACTTTATCTGGACATCTCCACCATGTCAGTCGCATAGCAGTTTCAGGCAAAACATAGGCGTTCGATATAGAGGCGTAAAACCTATTTATCCCGACATGAAACTTTGGCAGGAAATTATATTTTTACAAAATAATTGCACGGCTAAATGGGTCGTTGAAAACGTTAAACCTTATTATCCGGTACTTATTCAACCTTCTATTGAATTACAACGTCATCTCTTCTGGTCAAATTTCGATATTCCTGCAGCTACATTCCAAAAAGACAAAATCCGTACCGCACAGATACCGCAACTCTCAGCATTACATGGCTTTAATCTTGATAAATATAAACTTTCAAATAAACGTCAAGTCTTGCGTAATTGCGTATTTCCAGAACTAGGCAAACATGTTAGAAACTCTGTAACTTATGAATAGTTATCCACAGGAGTTATACACAGGCAGTCATAACCTGTGGACGACACGCAGGAGCGCCGTTCAAGTTATCCACATACTCGTCGGTAACTTGACACTAGGACTACCATCACGACGCGGTGGAGAGCCGGTCAGCCGTCTCGCTCGCAGCCGCTTCTTGGTGGTTGCGGGAGTTCTATGTCTTAACGTAGTTATGACGGCTTCTCAAGCAAAAGCAGTTAATAACACAGTCGAAATGTATAAACTCTACGCTCATACGAAACTTCTCAACTCTAAAGAATTTCATTGTGTGGATCTACTCTGGACGAAAGAGAGTCAATGGAATCCACGATCCGATAATAAACACTCAACCGCTTTCGGAATTCCTCAACTGCTCAAGATGAAGGAAACTAATCCATTTCGCCAGATAGATCTTGGCTTGCGCTATATTCGTCACAGGCATTTCACTCCTTGCAAGGCATGGCAATACTGGCAGAAGAAAGGTCATTACTAATGGCGCAAGATAGGCACGGGAAAGTCTATGGATCCGCGTGGCGTAAAATGCGCAAGATGATCTTGGCTCGGGACGGATTTACTTGCGGTTATTGCGGTCAGCCGGCTAATACCGTGGATCACGTGCAAGCCGTGAATAAGGGCGGAGAGATATTGAATCCGGATAATCTAATCGCCGCATGTGTTTCGTGTAATTCGCGAAAGCAAGATAAGCCGACTCACCTTTTTTTAAGACCGCGTTCCACCGCCATGCTATCCCGTGAATCTCTTTCACCACTAAA